AAAGGGTGGTCATCTGGGTCAAATGAATGAGTAGTTCTCATTCATGCCCGTATCATAAGAGTAATATCCTATGACATCTCGTCTCAAAATGGTTGCAGTGCCCCCAAGACCTGTTTACACAGATCCGGTGCCCCGCTTCCGACTCAAAAGAGCGATTGTCGCTACGCCTTCGAGAGGGGAAACAGTGTGGCTCAATTGCTCGGGGCCGTCCTCATGGACGGCTTACCCTGCAATTGATGTACCTGTTGCCGCTCTCAACGGTCGTGACGAAAGTATGTTCGATTGGGTCATTCCGCGCTTCCATAAACGAGTTCGTGAAGGTGAAGTTTTCTTCAACAACATGGCTCGTGAGGTAGTAACGATTGAGACGAAAGGGGTGGGAACTTGGTCGCAAAGACAGATGGTGGGAACGAATTGTTCTGGCACTATTCGTAACAACGAATTTCGTCAGACAAATCCGAACACCGTTATGTTTATACCGACCATCAACACACCATACTATCCTGTATGGCCCGTTGAAAATTCCGCCCTGTCTGGCAGATCCGTCGAGGATCTCAAGACGTTGGTGTCAACGGAGGTTTTGTCCAAACGCGGTAGATCGGACTCAGACATCTGGGAAATGATCGCTGAAATGGACAAGACGCTTCACTTGCTCAGAGGTCCCGTGTTGCAGCTTAATGATTTGTCTTCTCGACTTCATAAAAGCATTGCAACCAACACCAAAAGCAGAGCTCTCGTTAAAGAGATTTCTGCGGATTATCTTCTGTATCGCTACGGCATTTCGCCGTTGATCAAAGATATTCTGAGCATCATGAAGACTTTTGAACGTACGTGGGGCAAACAAAGGAAAAGCTTCAGGGCTAAAGATTCGGATTCTTCCAAATCATTCACCTCGGGCTCTTTCGCCATCGGGGCTGCCTTGTCTTCTTGGTCTCTCGAGACCACGGAAACAATTCAGATTCGCGGCGTTTCTCTTGAAGAAGTAGACCTCTCTATTCTTTCGAATATAGGTTTCTCCTCCAAGGGCCTGATCACACTCCCTTGGGAGTTGACAGGGTATTCCTTTGTAGCTGATTGGTTCTATAACTTCGGGGATCTCCTCGGAGCTATGGTTCCAGCGTACGGATACAAAAATCTGGGGTCGTGCTTGTCAATTGAACGTACCCGCGTAAATCTGTATAGTGTTACCACTTCACAGTATGGCGGGGCCGGCAATTGGCAGTACACGGGGTCTTTCGGCGGCACTTGTGCCGTCGTTAGACAAACCAGCACTCGTCAGGGTCTCAGCGCTCCCGGCCTCGTCATGAAATCGGACTTTAAGTTCGACAAAATGACGCGGATGGCAGATGCTGTTGCTCTGATTGCCTCCCGGTTCGTTAAGATTCACAATCTTATCGGGCCACAACCAGTACGTTATCCAACGTACCGCCAGAGGAAAAACATGTCCCTTTGGCTCAACCAACCTGGAGTGTCTTAATGTCACTGTCAATCAACGCAAAAACGTACAACGCCGACTCGTTCCAGAAGGATTCTGTCGGCTATGCCGGTCCCAACCATACCGTAACCGTCAAGGATTACGCAAAGTTGAGCCGCGTGGCCCCCAAGAAAACTTCCACGAGTTCCGGTGTTGGCCGCACCTCCGCGAAGCTGACCCGTACGCATACGCTTACGGGGGCTCTCGAACCCTCGCGGGACCTGATCGGGGATGTTTCCCTGGCAGTTCCCGTTGGGATCGCTGGAGCTGACGTTGATACTTACCTGAATGACCTGGGCGCGTTCGTGGCTTCTGCCACGTTCAAGACGCATGTCAAGTCGCAACTTGTGTCTTACTGACACTGTTGCGCCTTGCGTGACGTCTTGGCCCTTGCCGCTCTCTTTGTGACAGCGGTTATCATTCTCGCCTTCATCCCAGTTATTGGGAAGTCGCGCCCTTCGGAGATTCGTGATGAACCCCAGAAGCAAAGTATCAAAGTCCCAAAATCAGCTACGCTTGGAGAACAAGCGCCTGAAGAGCAATAGTTTTCCTCTCTATGGGAAGATTCTTGCTAAGTTGTTCCTGAGCAATAGGAAATATGAGTTCCTTAAACCCCTTTCCGACGCTTTGCGTCGTAAGGACTATAAGACTCTTATCGCCCTGTCTGATTCTTTGTCCAAACAGAAGTATTTGGATGCAGACGAACATTTCGTCGCAAATCAGTTTGCGCTATTAATAGGAAAATACCCTTGGAACCCTAAACCTCTTGGTTTAGATCCCGAGAAAGCTGCCTACGAGTCTTTCTGTAAATCCGAGAGGAGAAACAGTAGGATAAATAGGAAGTTTTCTCACTTCATGATCGACCCCTCACGGGATCGTTTCAGGAAGGAGGGGAAGTTGGCCATGGCTTACATAAGATCCGTAATTGGCTCTCATGTTCCATACAACTTGGTATTCCGTAATAGTGACTTCGGCTCAGGCGCCTCTCTAGGTGTACACGGTGACCTTACTCATGTTGTTAAGAAATTAACGACAGAAGTTTGGACTGTTACACCCGGCGCTATCCACCACGCTTTTGGTGGTATAATGCGTAACTTCCATTATCAAGAGCTTTTGCTCGAACGTAATGGACCTAACGCACTATACAACCTAGATTACTCACGTATTTTCGAAAAATACGTTGAGCGTCTAAGCATAGTGGACTACAACAAATTAAGCTTCGTGCCAAAGAAGGTGACTATTCACCGTAGTATTGCCATCGAACCGTTATGGACCGGCTTTGTTCAAAAGGGTGTAGACCAGGTATTGAGAAGTAACCTTCTCAACGCCGGACTTGACCTTGGAGATCAAAGTCGGAACCAAGAGATGGCCCGTAAGGGTTCTCTTGATAACTCCCCGGAGGGATGGGTAACAATAGACATTAGGAACGCTAGCAATAGCGTCGCCCTGAAGCCTGTTGAATACCTGTTCCCGGAAGAATGGTTCTCACTCTTCGTGAGAACCAGGAGCCCAAAGTACATATATGACGGGGTTGTAAAACCTTATCATATGTTGTGCTCGATGGGAAACGGTTTCTGCTTTCCGGTTGAAACATTGATTTTCGCATCTATTTGCAAAGCCTGTGGATGTGGTGAAATCGACGTTGACTTTAGGGTCTACGGCGACGACATCATCGTCCGCAGGAAATTTGCAGATAAGGTAATCATGATGCTTCGGCACTATGGTTACGCGATTAACACGGATAAGACCTTCCTAGAAGGAGAGTTTCGTGAATCATGTGGATCCGATTGGTTTGGCGGCGAGGACGTTCGTCCCTTCACCCTTGATTATGCTCTGGACTCTGTCCAGAATATATTCAAGTTTCTGAACCTCTCGTTGCGGAACGAGCGCACTAAGGCGTTCTTCCGTGGTGTGCGCTCTCTTTTAATAGAGAGCGTGCATGTCGACTTTCGATTCATACGTCCCCTCACAGGGACGCCTGATTCGGCCATCGACACGACTGGTGACGAACACCTGACATGCAAACATTGTACGTTTAAAAACGGACGATGGTCATGGAAGGTGCTAGTCCACAGACCTGTCATAGACTTCGAGTCTATCAGGAATGTGCAGAATGAGCCATGGCTCATAGGTGTTGCACTGAAAGGCAACGAAAGCATACCTAACGGTTTGCTTCGTGGTTTACCCAGTGTCGCTTACCGGCGTAGAACCCGGACGGAGGTAGCTCGAGAGAGCTACGCGTCAACCAGCAACTGGTTGCCGCCACGCATAGAATCGCGTTGATTCTATACTGTTAATAGATCGGCTAGTCCTCTTGGGACCGCCTTTCCTTTAACTTGGGAGCGTTTCTACGCTTTAAAC